TTTATAAGCTCCGGAGGTTTCACCTTTATTTTGTCTTCTTTGCCCATGAATAACTTTTGTGTCTGCAAACTCTTGCGAATCCCTATAACACCCACAACTACTAATACGACCAGAGCGAAGATCCCCCACAAAAGCCCTGTATTCAGTGTTTCCACAAGTGCATTCACACCGCCAAAGATTTCCTCGTCGACCTCTGGCTACAAGTTCTTTTACAGTTAATCTACCTATGACAAGATTTGACAAGTCATACGCGGTTGGGTATAGTTTCATGAGCAATCTCCCCAGCTTTTTAAGGAAGTTTTAACCCCGGTTGGTATAATCAAAGGATCATCATAAGGTACGACAATCTGAGAACAGCGCTCTAAATCTGCTAAGCATTTGTCACGAAGATGAATAGGAAACTCTCCGACAAGAGAGTCATGTACCTGCATTAAAATCCAAATTTGTGGGCACTCTTCATAAAGACGCATCCAGATTTTGTTTATGTAAATAGCAACAGTACTTTGCGGAACCCATGCAATAGCTTCCCGGAAGGTGTCCTCATTAACACGGTCAAAGTAATATCTACGATAACCAAACTTATTCTCAACATAACGCCGCGATGCCACTTGTTTCTTGAATTCATCTTGCCATGATTTGATTTTAGGATACTTACCAAAATACCATGATTGCAATTTTGTAGCCGAATGCACGGTCATTCCCTGACGTTGGGCTAGGCCATTAGGAGATTGGAGATAGTGGGTGCCGTGGGCAAAGGCTTTGAACTGTTTATAGCGAGGATCGGCGGAACCGTTGGGAAGATTCTTCTTGATCGTGTTGTCCTTGTGGAACTCACGAGCAGCCTCAATATATGGATCGCGGCCTTCGGCAAGCATGGACTTCATTTCGCCTTCGTCAGATTCCCAAGCAACTACTCGCAGGTCAGCTTTGGAAAGGTCCGTATCAAACATTTCGAAACCTTCATCTGGGATGAAAAGCTTACGCACATTAGGTAACACGAGATCAGAATCAGCATCCTCTCCGCCAGAAGGGACGTTTTGAAGATTGGTCCCTGAACCAAAGGCATTTTCGGAGGAATTGAAGCGATACGTTTCAGTTCCTGCGATATTGTAGCTGCAACGCATTCGTCTATCCACATCAAGTTCGGCTTCCACAAACGTTGAACGAAAAACTCCGATGGTTCTATATTCTTGGATTGCATGGATCAATGGCCTTAAAAGAGGTTCCTTTAACATGATTTTGGCAAGCGCCGTGTCATCACAAGTGACGTGAGCGGGGGTATTCTTTTTGGCGCGACTCATTACGGGAGGCTGATTCAAGTCCCCGTAAAAAAGCTTTGTCATCTGAACAGGCGACCGCGGGTTGAGTGGGTGCCCAAGGACCTCTTTAAAATAAAGTTCACGCTTCCCCAATTCGGCAGCCAGTTCTTTTGAGAGCCTCTTTCTTTCTTCGAGGTCAATCCGGACACCTCGCTGCATAGCTTGTAAGACCGGATAAAAAAGTTTTTGTTGGAATTCGTGTACTGCCTCGAGGCCAAGTTGCTTGATAACTCCTTGCTCGACTTCAGCGATCTCATGCGTTCGAACACAGTCAACGCAGTTATATCCCCAGAGTTGATCTTCACCAACATTTTTTGCCCACGTTTTACCATCATCTTTCCAGTAGACGTAGTCTTCACAATACATTGATGCCTGATAGTCCAAGGCCTTGGGTTGGCCAGCGAAGGCAACGTGATGAGAAAGCATTGTGTCTTGGACTCCGTTGGGAACGAAGTGCCAATGGCGATAAATATATTGAGCATCGTAGAGTCCGTTTTGCCAATCGACGAGGGCATTCTTTTTAGTCAACAGATGGTAAAGAGCGTTAATGATTACAGCTTCTTCGTCAACTGACCAATACCCATACTCATCTCTTACATCCATGAAGGGAATGGAGATAGCATCTAGATTAGACCAAGCCAGTCCGCAACATGCGATGTGTCCTGCTCTTGTTTCGAGATCAAGAGAGATGCGAGTAGGCTCTCGCTCGACCAGCTCGGAAAGAAAGTTGATGATTTCGAGCACCTTCTGGAAAGAAGGCCGGATAATGAAGTTCCATTTGGGGTGGTTATGGTCTTTCGATAGAGCATGTTTTTTCGCCCGACGAAGGTCAGTAAGGGTGATGGAGCGCATTTCCCATTGAGACAGGATTGCCGACGGGTTGAGGATTGGGATAACTTTCGCCCAACCACCTTCAGGCGCAACTTCCAAGAGACTCTCGGCGTTTTGCTGGAGTTGCGAACCACGCCATTTAAGCGCGCCCCATGCGCCGGTGAGTGCCCACAAGGAAGCGTTGCCAGTCGTGATAATGATATTTGGATTAACTGCTTTGATCTCGCGTTGCAGCCTTTCGTAACCTTCGCGGACAATTGGCGATACCTGACGATCTCGGAGCCAGCCCATATCAGGGGTGACGTTTTTTTTCTTGAGGGGTATCCATCTTGAAATGTCATTGTTGTATGGCCTTGCGTTGACTAAGTTAGTTACAAAAATGTTTGACCTTAAAAGACCAGCTTCGTGAAGCATCTTGTTGAGTTCGGCTCCCGCCGTCCCCATGAAAGGTTCTCCACGTTGCTCATCTTCCACACCAAAACACTCGCCCACGATCATTACTTGAGCAGGGCATGGGCCTACGCCTGTTCTTTGCATAAATTATTCTCCCAGATCTTGAAGACGTTTAATAGCTATTCCGTGGTGGGCGGGGTCAAGCTCGACTGAGGTGCAATAAAGACTGAGGGAATTTCCCGCAGGAATAATTGGGCCAGTTCCTCCAAAGGGGTCAAGCACTTTATCTCCAGCATTAGCACTCCTCCCGAGTAGATCGGCGTACAGGTCCACTGGCTTCTGAGCCCCGTGTCCCAGATTGGTTTCGGTTGGGTAGACAAGAACGTCTCCTTTAAGTGAGTTTACTTTTCGTTTACCTTTGGTGGCGTAAGCGATACATTCATACTTTCGTTGGGGTCCTTGATCAGGCCAAGGAGCTCGCTGTCCATTAGGCTTGCACCATATAAGGGGTGTTCGAAACGGACTCCATCCAGCTTCGGCAAGTTGGTCCTTGATTTCGGCAAAGTTGTCAATGTCGCAGAAGATGTAGATGTGAGCCTCATCTTTAGTAATTCGGTATCCATCAACAGCAAGCGCACGGAGGCATTTAAGGAATGTTGCATAATCGTCTACGTATGTATGAGCATTGACTATAGCAGCGCCACCGCTATCACCAAATCCGTCAGCGCCCATACCGTAAGGAGGATCGGTAAGTATAACATCATAAACTCCCACTGGTTGATTAGCCATCCAATCAATAGCGTCAGCGTTAATAACGCTGTGACGATTAGATTGAAGCGATTTGCCGACCGTTTTAGCCAATTCAACATTTTTTTCCTTTCGTTCGATTGTCTTTAAGATTTTAAGGGCTTCCTTTGCGCTCTTGGCCCCAGCTACCGCTGGTTTGTCAAGATGCTTAGCAATAAGGAGCTCGGCGCGCACTGTTGTTTGGTGGTTGACCGTGTCTGAGCCTTTTGTTTCTTTGGCGATTGAGGCAAGGGTTGGAGCAGGCGCGCCTCTTTGTACATGCTGTTTACCTCGGAGCGCATCAAGCCTTGCAGTTGCTCGAGCGAGTTCTTGCCAAGTGAGGTCGGCTCGTTTAATGTTTTCATCAAGTTCTGCCTCTTCTGCATCTAGTTCATTAAGGTCACCCAGGAAGGTGAATGGAATGGTTCCGAGCGCACAATTTTGGCCTTCAAAAGTGATGGTGTCACCCAGGTCAATAATATCTCGCATGGCCCTAATGCGGCATTCTCCAGCCACAAGGACGTAAGAATCTCCGACAATTCGAAGGATCGGGGGATGAAGTACTCCGAGTCGTCGGATGGAGTCAACGAGGTCTTGATGTTTTTCAATGTCAAACTCCTGGCGTTGACGGTTAGGGGCGATGGAGATGGAGTCGATTGAGATGAAACGCTTCATAGGTTTTTTAGCATCCAGTTGGTCATTTCAAAGACCGTTGAAAAAACGTAAATATCTTTTGGGTCATACCCATAGCCAAGACTTTCTTTATAAGGTCGGATAACAAGCTCCCAACCATTTGCTACTCGGGTAATTTTAAGGTCGGTTACGGATTGGCTTGTTTTGTTAGGGCCGAGAGTGTCTGTGCAAGGTCCTGCCATTTTATTTACTCGAAAAGGCCATAAGGATGTAAGGATCGGTTTCCGCTTGACGACGATACCAGTCTTTGTAGGCTTTGGGGACAGAAGAGATAGGATCTCCTTTGTGTTTACCAAAAGGCATGATGGTGGGGATGCGCGCTTTTTCACTCAACACATAAAGATCTTCAATGGTGGAGATCTTAGCTTTCTTGATCATTTCAAACAGCAGCATGTAGCAGTTGAGAATGTCGGCTTCAGCGGAGTGAGCGTCACGAAGAAGATTCTTGATTCCGGCATTAGCGCCAAAGACATAATATAACAGGGCGCTTTGTGAGTGAGAATCGCACTCAGGATAAAGCCAGCGAGCTAATGCCATTGTGTCGATACGCTTTACTGGCGGACCGCCAAGCATCTTCCAATCGAAGTCAATGTTGTGGCCGATCAGGAACTCACAAGGGGGCATCTGAGCTTCAGAAGATGGTGGGCAGCCCAGAAGATCTTCAGGAAGGATGTGGTGAGTTGCCAAGGCGCCGTATTGCATCTTACCTTGATTTTGATAACGCTGAAGCGTCGGAATGCCGCAGGTCCAACGATAAGGGTCATTCGTATTTAATTCCATCCAAGCCATTTCAACAACTTCAGAGTCTTTGACTCCTGTTGTCTCAGTATCCAGAATAATTGCTCTCATATTGATTCCTTGAAGTAGAAAAAACCCCAAGGGCTTGTGACCCCTGGGGCGTTCGATTAGTCGATTAAGACTTGGTCACACCGGAAATGCGTTCAACAGGCTCGTCCAGGTACAGTTCGTGGGTGATCTTCACCTTCACGACCTTACCAGTCATCTGACGAGCAGAGAACGAATCACCGGGCTTGTTCAGGTCGCAAGCTTCGCGGTAGCGGCGCAGACCACCGTTACGACCTGGGGCGTTGTCCAGGGCACCGTTGGGGGTAATGTCCAGCATCAGGGAATCCTTCATTTGAAGGGTGCCTTGAGTCAGACCCAACTGCGACTGGATTTCGGCGGGGATCTCAACGGTCAGAGGAATGTCCCAGGCAATACCAGACTTGGAAGGGTCTTTCTTGCCGGTCCATGCACGGGCCGTGACTTCGCCGATAACGCCAAGGTAATCACCGACAGGAAGAGGAGGGCGCTTTACGGTAGGTTCGGAAATGGAAGCGTCGAGGAACATTGAAGGATCGAAGGATGAGGTCATTTGAGACTTTCTTGAGTTGCGGGAATGGCAGAACTATCAGATGTATTCAAAGCGTCTGCCGGCACTTGGAATGGAAAGGATGCTTCGAGTTTGTAGATCTCGATGGAAAGGATGTCAAGATGGGAGAAGCGTTTTTGCGCTTCATCAGCCAACTCGAGTGCATCATTAAGTGTCAAGAGGTTGAAGCCGATTTGGCGTTCAACATGAGACTTGTCATGCAGGAACACTTTGTATCTCATGCTGCTGCTCTCTTGGCCCACTTGTTCATGATGAGGGAGAAGTCGGGGGCTAGCTTCGACTGGATCGGAAGGTTGCGGGTCTTGGTGTCCACATTCGCAGCCGCAGTATCCCAGTACCAATTCGTCCCCTCCCTCACTGTGTAGATTACATCCGAAAAAAGCTTTGGGATATCGCCGGATAAAGCTTTGCCAATCGAGCTTGTCATCAGCTTGACTCCCCCTGTAATTTCGTCTGTCTCCCGATTCACGTGAGCTGTCATTATAAAGGTACATGCTAGTCCTTGAGTACACAAACGCATAAAGTTCATGAGGTTATTTTGGGCAACTCCATAGTCGGGTTGAGAAGCTGTGGGCTTCGCTCCAATCACCATCTTCATGCAGGCGTTGGACAACTCACTCAAAGAGTCGATAACAAATACGCGGTTAACACCCCAAGAGTCAATAGCACCAAATTTCTTTCCAGTTCGGTCATCTGGGAAGTCGTTGCAGGCGGAAAGTATTTTGTAAAAAGCGTTATTAGCGCCGCCTCGGCTTGAGTCAACCATCTTAGAAATAAGTTCATAAGAAAGTTTCCCTACGTCGTCCGCGCTCTTCATCAAGGCTGCGAGACTGATGGGCTTCGTCAGAGTCGAGTGATAATGAAGGTTCTCGGGGATCGGCTTGTCCTTGTCGCTCCAATATCCGAGCAAGGTCTCCAAGCCGTTTTCCGTGAACAATACGAAGACTTCGACGACGGGCTTTTGTGCTGCTGCCCATTCGACCAGCTTCCCCAGGGCGTATGTTTTGCCCGTTCCCGACGGACCTTCGATCAAGACCTTCGGGCCGCTGAGGGTTTTGACTGCGTCTGCGCTCATTTTGTTTCTCTTTCATAATACTTCAAATGTAAATTAAACTCTCTTCGAATGACCTCAATAGGAAGGTCATCCACCAAATACGATAGCCAAGGGCGGTAGAGGCTGCCCGGACGCTCGCCTGAAATTCGGAGTGAGTCGACTTCATGCTTGCGGCAATCACCGTACTCTACCCGAAAATCGCTTTTATTAACTACGATACGCGCCCAGGTATCTCCGCACTTTGTACAGAAGAAGGCAAGGCTTGTGGGATAGTAACTGATACCACTTGCATCTTTATGGATGGCACGATTAGCCTCACCCATATACTTACCTTCAATGTAAAAAGTTTGCGTAGGCATTACAGCACCATGGAAAGGGAATCTGCGGCATTCATAATCTGTTGGGGCTTGGCAAGGGAATTGGCAAGTTGCTCATCAGATTTTGAAGGGTCCAGCGGATTCCAGATGCGCTTTACAAACCCACCCTCGAGCCAAGGTGTTGGGTCTTGGCTCATACAGGCTTGCTTGAAGATGCAGCCGCCATACTCATTGCAGCCGTCGGCGAGATTATAGTCGAATGCGCCATCTTCCCACATCTTGATTGCACGGTTGAGGTCACGAATGAGTTGCTCATACCAGCGCTCAATCATCCACTTGGGGCGATAGGTGATGGCTTCCATCGTGTCGTATTTGGTCTTTAGTATGGATACTCCTCGTACAAGGAAACCGTTAAGAGGCAAACCAGCCTGCGCTGCTCCCCAACAGTAACCTGTAAATTGAGATCGAAGATCCCATTGCCTTGACCAAGAAGCTCCGAGAGAGGAAGTTGTTTTATCATCTTCTCCAAAAGTTGCTCCTGCGTAATCGACAATGGTATCCATGCGTCCGCAGTAGATAAGCGGGTCGCCCGTAACTGGATGCTTAACGTCGAGGGGCTCTGCGAAGTTAAACTCAATGCCTCTTCTCCCTCCAGGTAAGCGAATAGGTTGAGCTGGGTCTGTTTCGAGGGGGTATCGATCAAAGTAGAACTCCAAAGCACCGCACATCCGGTTGAGGGATTTGGCGGAATCAGCAGGGCATTCATAATCGCCATAGGACTCGAACAGAGCCTTTAGGCCAACAGCACGAGCAGTGTCGGCATCGAGGCCTTGCTCATAGAAGGCTACACGAGCCATTTCGAGGCCTTTGGCATAGGACTTGCCAGCATGGAGGTGGACATTGGTTGAAGCTGGATGCCAGTGCTCGAGGTATTCAAGTTGAAACTTGCGTGGGCAGGAGACAAGGGCACTTCGCATCGTGTTGTCAATGACGCTTGGAAAAAGCGGGCGTTCAGTGTGTTTCATCTTCGTGTTTGTTGAGATAGTTGTAAGCGTGGTCGTTGAGTGTAGTGTGGAGCTTGGCGACTACAAAGACGTTGCGACGTTCGAAGTAGTTAAGATGTTCATCATCCATGATTTCGATGACTTTTGCCTGAAAGTACAAATCTTTTTCTTCAAGATGCCCAACGGCATTGAAGATCCAGACATAACCTTCTTCGAAAAGATCACCATGGATGGTGGAGTTGCCAATCTTAAGCTCACACCCTGTAATCATGCACTTGGGCATCAAAGGTCTCCTAGTTCAGCCAGAAGGTCGTCAGCAGTAGGAATAGCCGTTCCTGCTTTGGCCTTGCGAGCTTTGTCGGAAGCTATGGCTGCGCCACGACGATCCCCGCGCATGATCTGAATTGCTTCACGCATCTCGTCTATCGTCAGAGTGCCATCAACGGCTTTTTGTCGCCAAATGGCGATCTTTGTCATGGTGTCAAGGGTTGCCATTTACTCTCCTTTCAATCGTTGAATAACAGCTTCGACCATGACCTTAGGTCCGGTAACGAAGTAGCCAATGGGAAAGCCGTAAGGCTCTAGGGGGACTCTTTTGGATTCAAAGAACTCACGGATAAGTTTCTCGATGAATTCCTTGTGAGCGCCTTTGGGAATACGCTCTTCGACTTCGCTATAAAGCCATAAGTCAAGATTGTCCTTGACGTTTGGCTGAAGAGTGATGTGCAAGTGAGCGTTTGGCGTCACTGCTTTTGGCTTAGACATACATGCTTATTTCCTCTCGTTGGGTGTACGTCGGAGTATGTGCGACGTGTTCACATCATCATTATATAACGTGTTCACGTTATGTCAACAAAGGAATGTCACATCTTTATCGTATTTTGTCATCCAAAAGAAAACCCCCAGGACGCACATTGATGTACCTGGGGGTCTTGTCCGCAGCCATTGAAAGGAGGAAAGATGGCTACTTGCAACCTGCTGTCACAGCATTGCTGGGAAGCTTGCGCTTCTCAATGGGCACTCAGACTCTAGCTCCGAATGCCCATCAAGAAACGTTAAGCCGCTTCGAGCTCGCCCAGCAGATCGTCCGAATTAACGGTCGACTTCGAGGTCTTTTCCAGTTCCAGGCGCTGGATCACTTGGCCGGTCTTGGAAGCTGGGTTGCGGAAGCTCTTGTACAGAGCCTGGCGTGTCAGCTTTTCGCCCTTGGCGGCAGCTTGGTCGAGCTTGGACTGCAAGAAGGCCTTGACAGCATCGACGGACTTGCCGGTGACTTCGGCGATTGCCTTAATCACAACGGATGCTCCGCTAAAGCCATCACCTTCGGCGCGTTCAGCCGACCAGTTGCCGGTGCTCAAACGAGCGATCATAGCGTCGATGCCCACCACTACGTCGTCAATGTCATCCACACCAGCGACGTCATCGCCAATCTTTTGGGAAGCGCCGTGACCGGCACAATCCAACAGAAGGGACTCGGGAACTGTGAAGAGACGGGTTTCGCCGTTGCGGAAGTCAAAACGAACACTGACTGCGCCATCGGCGATGATAACTTCCTTGCGCAGCTTGCGCTTGCCAGCAAACTCGACCACACGACCGTCGGTCAGAGTCACGGCTTCCTTAACTGTCTCTACCTTAGCTGCTTTCACTTGAACTTCGCTCATTCTCAATTACTCCAATAATGACGAGCCTTTAAATGGGCGCCCGTCGTATTCCCGCGAATTTTGATTCTACCACCGATTTATGGGGTGTCAATCAAGGGATGGGGGTTCTTTCTGTTGGTTGCGGCGATTGGCTCAATACGTACGTAGAGTTTTAAGCGCATGGGCAAAGTAGACTTCAGCAACTGCTCTTGCAGGCTATAAAGAGTGCGCTGTGGGATTTCAACTTCGCATTCTTCATACTCCCCAGAGTCATCTACGCCACCCAGAAGCACTTCACCTATTTCCCCGTACTGGGCGATAGCTTCTGAAACCAACGCATCCAGCCTGTACTGGCGCATCTGGGCTGCGGTGTAGTAGTCATCCACGCCAGACTGCAAATCAGAAAGGCGGCGATACGCGGGATTGGGCAGTTTCATTTCGTGTCTCCTTGTGCCTTGATTGCGGCGTCCATGATCAGCTTCAAGCCCCGGTAGTAGCCTGCAGTTGGCTTTGCCAGCGTTTCAAACGCAGTGTCTGCTGAGTATTTCAAGGCGGTCTTTAGCCGCTCCGCGTCCTTCTGCGCTGCTTCAAGTGCAGTGCACAGGGCGGCGATGGTGTCGGTTGCTTGTTCCGATGCTTGGTGTATCGGCTTGCGCAACCGCGCTTCAACTGCTCGGGCGTTTTGTAGTAGGTCTTTCATTTCGATTTTCCTTCCAGCGCATCCACGATGGCCTGATACGCGGTGTCGCGGTCTTTGCATGTGTTCCATGTAAAAGCCTTCATTCCAACACTGAGGTGATAACCGCCGTCCAAAACCGGAGCGGCAAACTCTTTGCCGTTGATGGATCGGGTTTTTAGTTTGATGCGGATACTTTCCCAGCCCTGTGCGTAAGTCATGGCGTTCAAGGCTTGGCGAAGGTCAACCGCCATCCATACGCCGTTTGTATTGCGCTGTTCAATTTCCTTGTCATCCGCGATAGCTCGCAGGATGGTCTTGGCGTGTTCTGTCAAGTTATTCATCATCCACCTCCACTTTATTTAGAAGATTCAAAAGCATTTGAGCACTAACAACCGCCAAAGTTCCGCAATTATCACACTCTTCTGCATCATTACTTTCTACACTCGAGACCTTCTCAAGGCATTTAAGGCAAAAGCCTTCGCCCCAGAAGATTGCTTCTTTTATTTCATGCTTTGTTAACACTTAATATCTCCGTTTTATCCAGTGAATCAATTCTATCAGCCCCAAGATCAAGAGTATCGGTAGGATCAGCAATGTCATCTTTTTCTTTCGGGTCTGTTTCCGACCATTCATCTTGACAGCAAGAACTAGAAAGGACAAGTTGAACATCGCAACCTGTTGCTCCCCAATACTCATATTCTCCAATGCCTTCATCAGACACTATGAGATCACATTCTTCTTGACAGCATAAGCAGAAAAAGGGGCCGTCACCAGCCCCATTAAGAAGAGATTCTGCTTGTCGCTTAGTTTGCTTCGAAGCCATCGTTTTCGGGGTTGATGGAATCAAATGCTTCATCTTCCTCAACCGTCGGGGCTGAAGAGTCATAGCAAAGGCTAGACATTTTGGCGATTGTCTCGTCGAGCTCAGCAAGAACCGACTGGAATTGTGTTATTTTCTCTTCCCGTATTCTTTTAAGGGCCAGGACTTGAACTTGCGTCCGATCGTAATAAGGGGGGACGTAGAACTCAATGTCCACGATCCCAATCAAAGACATGTATTCATTTGAAAGAGTTGGGATTGAGTGAAACTCAATTGTCGAGTAATTATCCCAAGCATACTTTTGCTCATAAGCATATTGTTGGATTGTGACCACTGTACCGCGAAGACTGCCTTTGACCTTGTTGTTAGCGTTTTCCATTTCATTTCCTTAATTGGGGGATACAAACCAGCTCCCCTTGGGCTGTCCACTGGATAGTGGAATTTTCACCTAACTCTTCATGACACAAACGAGTGGCACGAAGTTCCTTTTTGTATGCGCGCTGCGCAGCTCGTTGAGCATCGCTTAAACTCAACGAATCGTTGAAGGAGTCGAGACTTGAAGATCCATCAAGCCAGGCTCCTAGGACAAAGGCCCCTCCGATAAAGATAAAGGCCGATGTTGTTTTCACGCTTTTGCTTCCTCAACCCGAGCCCGAGCTTCGCGGATAGCGATTGCAATCTCATCTATTCCGGCGCCATTCTTATAGCGTTGGATGATAATCTTGGACTCTTTGAGGGCGCGGGACGTATTGCAATTGAAGAGCTGGCCGGCCAGCCGCCGGACGCCCGTTTCCGTCACTCTTGTGTTCATTTCTTTTCCCAAAGCACTTGAGGGTTGAGGCAAGCGGCGCTTTCTTCATAACGGTTGTAGCCGTTTTTGCCGTCTTGCTTGAACACAAGGCCATATGTGAGGCCGCCGTTAAACATATTGCTGTACTGGACGATCTTGACGCAGCCGCCTTTGCCGTTGGAGGCTATGATCTCATCCACTGTTTCACGCTCATTTATTGAAGCCATTTTGATTCCTTTTGTTAGTTGCGCGCTAAGCGCGCTAAGACATTTCTTTCGGGGAAAACCCCCATTATCGGGGTATTGCTTTTCAGTGAAGATCTGGGTATCCACGGCACCACTTCCGTCGGCTACATGGATACCCTTCTTCCGGAAAATTCAAGCCACGCGGCTAGGTCTAAAGACCCTCGAGCAGCTCGCTCAACATCTCATCGGCATCCAGCACCACTCGAGTCATCGGACGCTCCGAGAACTTTTGAAGAACCGACTGGACACTCGAGGGCACAATCCGATTGGTCCCCAAGTTCCCCAGTTGCCCCTCTTCAATCACCTTAAAAAGTGGACTCATTCCACATTCGCCATGATCCTCAAAGTCCACAAACCCACTCAACTGGATGCAATCGTAGCAAAAGGGCTCCGTCACCTGAAGGATCTCATGACGCATAGGCTTGCCTTCCCGTGGCCAAGTCCGTGCGATCGTATAACGAAAGCCGCCTTGCTCATGGTGCTCCCTCGTGAATACGCCGACACATTCCGACCGGACGCTCCCGCAACAATTACAAGTAATCACCCGTGACCTCGCTACATACCCTTCCGCATGGAAAAGCCCATGCCTCTCATCAATCTTCATCGGGATCTTCGAAAGCGCAAGCTCCTTCTTTCTCTGCTGCATCACCTGAGCTAGTTCGAGGTCGCTAAAAGCGTCCTCTAAACTCTTTTCAATTTGTGCCATTTTCAACCCTTTCAAGGTTATTGGGGGAAATCCCCTCCAAAGCCCCTGTTTCCAAGACCTTTGGGGTCGATCTCACTCAATCAAAAGCGTTTCCCATCTTCACCTCCGGTGCCAACTCCATCAGCTTTCTGATACTTTCCGCTATCTCATCCGCCCGCTCATTCGACCGCTCTGTCGACGTCTTCTCTTTTCGTTCGTCCCCTGCCTGCGTTCTCAGGTGCCGATAAGTATCCCTTCTCACAATTCGCCGAATTGTCTCAGGGCTCACCCCGAAATAATCCGCTTCAAGCCTCGTGTCCAAATTACCCTCCAGCCCAAGCTGGATAATCCTCAACGCTTCTTCATCATTCAAATGAGCTTTTGCCATCATATCCCCTTAAAGAATGGTGTTCGCCAGTGGGCTGGTTTACCTGCCAGCTTGTGAGATTGCCCATGCACCACTTTGCTCATGGTGTTCGCGGATACCCCATAATGTCGAGCAGTTGCGGCAAGATTAAATCCATCCTGCTGCGCTTTTTCCCGTATCACAAGCACCTGCATTTCACTCAATTTTGCCTGCGCCATCACTCAATCCCTTCCACATAAAAAACCGATTCCACAAACTGCTCTGCGTTCTCATCCAGCCATTCATAACATTCATCTTCCGAGCCCACAAAAGCCCCAACCTCTTCCCTCGTCTCCAGCACCTGGATCACTCGGTGAGTTGCCGTCCGTTTATTCATCTTGGTCATTTTCGCTCCTTGTCAAGATATTCTGAATCGTCTGCAAAAGATTATCCACATCCATCACAGCTTGCTGAACCTGTTCAAGCCCTTCATCGAGTTCCATCTCAAACCCATCGGAGGCTTCTGGCAGTGCCTCCTCCACTTCATAAAGTGCTGCCCACGCCTCCATCAGCTTGCCCTGCACGGCTTTCAGTTTGTCAATTTCCGCCATTTTGCATCCTTTTAAGTTAAAATCTACGTTCCACGCACAATTATATCCATTCGATACCATGAGTCAACAAAGACATTGTATCCCTTGCGACAACAACCATTATAAATACGACAACAACAACGACAACAATAATACAACAACCATGATACCCCCCATATATTTACCCCTCGAAAATCCAAGTTATATTTTCGATGTGTACACGTTATTAAAGCCTATATCTCTTAACCCTTTAGTATATATTCCTACTAAAAAAAAAAATAAAAAAATAAATCTAAGAGATAATATAAACGTGTACACATATAAATATAATAACGTGTACACATATCGAAAACACACCTGTAACTTAACAGGGCAAAAAACAGGGGGGGCTCATGGTTGTTGTAGTGTTGTCGTTGTCGTTGTTGTCGTGCCGTCGATTTGGGGCATAATTGGGGCATGTATGTAAAACCATATTGACGCCGCGAACGAACGCGTATATCATACGTTTTCCCGCGAACGAACGGCATATTTCATGCCATTTTACCCCCAAAACAGGACAAAATCATGGGCGACATATTAAACAACCTTACCCCCGAGGAGCTTATCCTCATCAAAGAACGCGCCGCCTCCAAACGGGAGGAGCGCCATTGTCTGAACTGCGACAAGGTCTATTCTATGCGAAAAGATCAACGCTTTTGTTGTGCCGCTTGTCGCACCGCTTTTGCACGTCATTATGCCGAAGTCCAACATGATCTTTTAATCGAGGAAAAGCGCCGCTGGTTAATTGAACGCGAAGCCCTGATTCACGAGATCTCGGAGCTTCGTCGCCAATTGAATCAATAAGAAAAAGGGGCTTTCGCCCCTTCCCTCATTCCCCGCCAAGCTCGTCCAAATCGACCGCCGCCTCCTGATCCCCGAATTTCAATTGTGCGACCTTCAACGCAACCGCCTCAACCGTCGCCACCTGTTTGAGGTATTTGTCTGTCGCAATGCCTTTTTTGGCCGCCGCCGCCGCAACCATTTCGCGCATTTTGTCCACCGTCGTGTCCTTGACCGCAGCCAAAGCTTCCAAGATCCATTCGGTCTCGGCCTTCTTCCCGCCGCCACCTGCCCCACGCATTTCCCATTCCCCACCTGCGTGATAATGCTCGACGAGTGCTTTGATCCGTTCAAATTTGTCCTGTGCCGTCGCGCTCAATCCCGTCTTGTTATCCGCGCTCATCGCCGCCCGGTCCCGCAACCTCTGCTCGAACCCGTGCTGAGTCGCCCGTTCAAGAAGCGCCGTATTGATTACGCCCATGTCAAAAACAATCGTTCCCGCGTCCTTTACCACCAGCTCCAACTGTAACGGGTTGATCCAGTTCGCCGTGACGACCGCGTTTGATTTAACCTTTTCTTTTGCCATACAATGCCCTTTCAAGGCTGTCTAAACACCGGGAAACCCCCGGCAGGGTGAAGCTTTCCGCCGCATAATTGAATCATACCTCACATTTTCGGGTTGTCAACAATTATTTTCGATCTTTACAATTCAAATAAACACATCATACGGAGCCTGTCACGCCCGTATGGTTTGTTTATTCTTGGTCGGATGCCGGTTGACATTTGATCGCGGATTCTGTCACGGTCAACAACATGACCGCATCGCCTTCATTTGCATTGTGCACATATTCCACATATGCCAACCGAGCAAAATGTGCATCATTCCATGTGTACACCACCGAGCCATTAACCGTAATAACATATTCCATGATTCATCCTTCATCCCCGATACCGTGGGGTCCGTGTCAACCAAGGCCGGTTGATGTAATGGATTATGCACCTTCAATTGGCGTTGTCAATCGTCTTTACAATTCTTTACAATGGCCCATCAACGCGGCCTCATACGCGCATACCCCCACGCGCCTTCGCGCGCGTACACACGTCCGCCTGCTCGCCCAGGCGAATCCACCCCCAAGAAACCCCTGGCGAAATCGACGGCGGCTGGGGGAAACATTAAGGCGCGTGGAGAGTTTTTGTTCCACTTTCTCAAAATTTTTTATTTTTTTATAATGTGTACACGTTATACCGTTGATATGTGTACACACACCCCTAGCTCCGACGTACCCACTTTTTGCTATCCCGTCCTCTCCGTATACTGCTCATATGCACCAGACACCCCACATCACTGACCCCACACAGACTCCAGGCGAAGCGGTTCGAGCTGCCGCTGGATGGGAGTCGTTGGAAAATGGGAAGGGAACGGAGGGATATGAAAAGTTCGTTCCGACGTTAGGGAACCGGATACAGAAGGTCCGGTATACTCATGACGCTGTGATTGATGCGATTATAGAAAATCCCTCGATATCACAGAACAATCTGGCGGCGCTCTTTGGATATACGCCTGGATGGATCTCTCAAGTGATGGGCTCGGATGCTTTTAAAAATAAGCTGGAGCAGAGGAAAGAAGAGCTCGTGGATCCGCAGATCCGGCTCAGTCTTAACGAACGCTTCAATGCGCTGGTGGGAAGGTCTCTGGACGTGCTTCAAGAGAGGCTAATGATGCCAAACCCTGATCCGGAGTTGGCGCTGAGGGCAGCAGCTCTCGGGGCGAAGGCCCTCGGGTTAGGGGGCAATGCTCAACCAGTGGTGAGTGTCCATCACTCGAGCGACCGCTTGGAAAAGCTTGCCGACCGGCTCACGGGTCTCCTGGGCCAAAAGCGCGCCGAGGTCATTGATATTCAATCGCGGGAAGTCCCGCAAGGAGTCTGATATGTACAAAGCAGGTCCAGGGGACTCTATGAAGCTGGTGAAGGGAGCGAAAGTTCTCAAGGCCGGAACAAAGCATCCAGTGAAGGCGGCTCACCAAATCAAGCCGATCACGATCAATCCACTCTCGACTCCCGGACACACAGCCGGCAAGATCATCCAACGGAAGAAATGAAATGACCCCACACAAGACTGGTGACTCATCTTCGATAGTGCGGGGCGTTCGGACCCACACCCCGACCCTGGCTAGTGCTCACCACAAGGGTGATTGCCTTCCGAAGAGCGTGACGTCTGTCACTGGTTATGGATCGCATGGATTGGGTAAGCACGCTCCTGACGTGAGTGGCCAACACGAGCCCACCGACGCCAACCACACAAGGCAGCATCACAACTATGCGGCCGAGGGTCTTGGCTCCCACGAACATTCCATTGCCCCCATCCTGGGAAAATAGCATGGTCACGGTTAAGAGCATCATTCAAGAGTGGCTGGGCGCCGCTCGGGTGTCGTGGATATCCAGCCAAGGGCTCCACCCCTTTGCCCTTCTTGACCTGCGTGTCCATGACCTCTCCCTGAAGATCCTCAACCATGTGTTGGAAGCGCAAGCCGAGCCGGTGCGCGAGGGTGCCCTGGATACACAGGTTTCTTCCGAAAAGCAGAACCCCCCCGTGTTGGAAACCATCTCCCCGGTTGAAGAAACGCAGGCTGCCGCGAAAGAAGTACCCGGACTTAAAGAAGTGTCTGAGCGCGCTCAGCGCGCAATGAACCAACCAGCGGCAATCTAAATGCAACGCATTACGATACCCGCAAAGAATTCAGCCGAAATGCTTCGTCAAGCGTTCGACTTTACCAGTCAGCTAGGGCAGTTTTCCACGACCACAATCACAGGGGCTTCCAGCTCCATTACTGTATACAGTGGAACAGACCCTAGCCCCTTACTCCTCGCAGGTACTGCGGTCATATCAGGACTTGTTGTAACCGTTCCTTTATCCGGCGGCGTCGCTGGTGTCCTTTACCAAGTAACTGTTACCGCCATCGCCTCCACCGGCGACATTCGTATTATCCAAGGTTTCGTCGCTATCATCAACAACCTCGCATGAAACTTACTGCGGACCTCGTCGAAGCTTTTGCCGGTACGTTCCTGTCAGCCAGGTATGACGAAGCACAGCCGACTCCGCAATTCCATCGCGAAGCCTGGAAGCTATATTGTTCCGACTCCGTTGAAGCAATGGTCATCGCTCCTCGCGACCATGCTAAGTCCACTGCCCTTTCCTTTGACTACACAATGGCTGCGCTTATGTTCCGCGCCGCTGACTATGTCATCATGGTGGGTTCAACCGAAGACAACGCAGCCGAACTGATCGGCAACATCTTAGAAGAGCTTCATGAAAACGAAGACCTGCAATCCCAGTTCGGTCCCTTCGAATTCCTCACCTCTTCTAAAACTGATATCATCGTCCAGTTCAAGGACAAGCATAAGTTCCGGTTACTGGCTAAGGGAGCCGGCCAACGTGTTCGTGGTAAGATGTGGAACGGCAAACGGCCCAACCTCCTTGTCTGCGATGATATGGAAGATGATGAACAAGTAGAGAATCGTGATCGTCGTATAAAGTTTCGTAAGTGGTTCTTCCGAGCTGCCAAGCAAGCACTCTCCCAATCTGGAAAGATCCGCGTCCATGGAACCATTCTACACGAAGATTCCCTCCTTGCCCGGCTCCGTAAGAACTCAGCCTGGAAGCATTTGTTTTACAAAGCTCACGCCGGGTTCGATGATTTCTCAGACATACTTTGGCCTGAACGATGGACCGAAGCTAAGCTCCGCCAACGGCAACTTGAATTCATTGAAGACCAAGATCCAGGTGGATACTCCCAAGAGTTCCTAAACGATCCAATGGACTCGTCGGAGGCTTACCTCCGCGGCGACGACTTCATTGCGATGAGTGATAGTGACTTCGACAAGCCAATGATTATTGCGGCTGCTGCTGACTTCGCCGTTTCCAAAGCTGATAAAGCTAATCGCACTTCCTTTACCATAGGTGGCAAGTGTCAACATAATGTCTTCTACGTTCTTGATGAGCGTGTCGGACGTTGGGACACTCTTGAGTGGGTTGATGAAATGTTTGCAATCCAAAAACGCTGGGCTCCAGATATCTTCTGGGTTGAGGATGGTGTCATCTGGAAGGGCATTGCCCCTATCATCTATAAAGAAATGCAAGCCAGAAACATCTTCATTAACGTCCAGCCTCGCCCTTCCGTCAAGGACAAAGCTACTCGTGGACGCTCCCTTCAAAAGCGTATGCGTGCTGGCGCTTGTCGTTTCGACACCTCTGGCACTTGGTTCGAAGGCTACAAGAACGAGCTCCTAAAATTTACTGGTACATCACAAGCTACCCTTGATGACCAATTTGATTCTACCTCCCTCCTCTCATTAGGCTTTGAAGATCTAGCCCTTCTCGACGAAGAGGATTTCATGGAAGAAGAAGAGCATTGGCTCCGCGACAACAACCCGCGCAAGCAAGCCGGTCGTAACGCAATAACCGGATACTGAAGATGCATCTCGATCACCACATCACAACTAACCTTGAGACTATGAAGTCTCCCAACCTTTGCTCTCATTGGTCTGACGAAGATCTCGATCGCATTGGTTTTGAGGTCTTTGAAGGTTATGAAGCTGATGAGCAGTCGCGCACCTCTTGGAAAGCCCGTTCTCAAGCTGCAATGGACCTTGCCCTTCAAATCCAAAAGGACAAGAACTTCCCTTGGCCCAATTGCTCTAACGTCGCCTTCCCCCTCATCACAATTGCTGTGATGCAGTTCCACGCTCGTGCCTATCCTGCTATTATCAGCGGACATGAGATCGTCAAGTGCCGCGTCATAGGAGAAGACAAAGATGGCCAAGCTCGCATTCGCGCTGATCGCATATCCACTCATATGTCTTATCAGGTGCTTGAAGAAGATCTTGCCTGGGAAGAGCAACACGACCGCCTTCTTATTAACCTTGCAGTGGTTGGCTGTGCTTTTATTAAGTCTTATTGGGATGCTCGTCTGGGCCACAATACGTCTGAGCTTGTCACTGCAAACGACCTTGTGGTTAACTACTGGGCCAAGTCTGTCGAAACGGCTTCCCGCAAAACCCAAGTCATTATCATGTCTCGCAATGAGGTTCACGCGCGTGTTCTTCGCGGGGCGTTCAAAGACGTTCTAGATGACTCCTGGTATCAAACCGGCACTGTCACGCAGGCTCCGGGACAAGTTAAAATCGACAAGCGGATAGGCATACAACAACCTCAGACGGATAACAAGACTCCGCTCCGTCTCCTCGAGCAACACGTCGACCTCGATCTTGATGGGGATGGGTATGCTGAGCCATATATTATTACAATTGACTCTGAGTCTAAAAAGGTTCTTCGGATCGTCACGCGTTTTGATCGTGAAGAAGATATTGAGCGGGTTCAAAGTGGTAAGCGAAAAGGCACTATCATTTCAATCCGCCCTATGGAGTATTTCACAAAGTATTCTTTTATCCCCTCCCCTGATGGAGGTATCTACGACATTGGCTTTGGCATCCTTACAGGACCGCTTAACGAATCAGTCAACTCTCTTGTCAACCAGCTTATCGACGCTGGAACGATGGCAAACGGTGGAGGAGGGTTTCTGGGTCGAGGTGCAAAAATTAGAGGTGGCGCTTATACGTTCGCGCCGTTTGAGTGGAAGCGTGTGGATTCAACAGGAGATGACCTTCACAAGTCCATCGTGCCGCTCCAGGTGCGCGAACCCAGCGGCGTGTTGCTACAGCTACTGTCCCTCCTCATTAACTATACGAACCGCATCTCCGGATCTTCCGACATGATGGCTGGTGAGAATCCCGGACAGAATACCCCTGCTCAGACTTCTCAAACAATGGTTGAGCAAGGCACAAAGATTTACTCCGCAATCTTTAAACGCATCTGGCGTTCGATGCGGGAAGAGTTTAAGAAGCTTTACGTTTTGAATTCAATCTACCTTCCCATAAAGACTACCTATGGAGAGTCCGGTGCTTTTGCTATGCGTGAGGATTATCTGGGCGATCCTTCGACCGTTGTGCCTGTGGCTGATCCTCACATATCTTCTGAGTCCGAGCGCATGAATCAAGCCATGATGCTCAAGCAAGCTGCTCACACAACCCCAGGTTACGATCTTCAAGTTGTTGAACATCGCTTCCTCAAGGCTATGCACATTGATGGCGTAGCTCAAATCTATCCTGGCCCTGATAAGGTTCCGCCACTTCCCAACCCTAAGATGCAAGTCGAGCAGGCCAAGCTCGAGGGAAAGAAGCTGGACCTTCAAGCCAAACAAATGCAGTTCGTTCAGAAGCTCGAAGAAGAGAAGAAGATGAACGACGCGAAGATCGTCGAACTCCACGCCCGTGCGGCAAAGGAGATCGAAGAAGCTGGAGCTGCTCATGCAGGCATCCAACTGGCAGCATTCGAAGCCACCATGGGGGCGATGAAAGATCATTCCGATTCTTTAGATCGCCAAAGAAAGACCACCTTAGAGGAAATGAAACATGAGTCAGAACAACGTAACATGCAAGCCGGAGGAGGCCAAGGAATGGCTAGCGCATCCGGTGACCAAGGTAATGCTTAACATGCTCGCCAACTGGAGAGAAGAACTTCGTGACCGCTTAGAGGAGGGCGCTCATCTGTATGATGCAGATAGCCGTTTTGTCCAAGCTCAGTTTGTTGGTTCTGTTCTTACCATCAAGCAACTGTTATCCATTGACGAAGAAGCCCTGTGCGGCGTAGGAGTTGAGTAATGCAAAACACTTCTGGTATCACCCCACTCGGCCATGCAATCCTTGTTGCCCCTTATGAACCCGAAATTCAGCAAGGCCTTATCCAACTGCCTGACTCAGTTCGCTCACGAACTCAGATGGTGGAACAACGAGCAATCGTTATCTCGGTTGGTGCTTGTGCTTGGGACGACGAGCCTGGCCCACGTGCTGTTGCTGGTGATTGTATTCTCATGACCAAGTTTGCTGGCTACATGGCCGTTGGCCCTGATGACAACAAACAGTATCGCCTTATCAATGATCGCGATGTATTCGCTCGCATCTCTTCGGGAGCCAAATAATGGACGCCGCAGCAGAAGCCGCATTGATGGGCTGGATACCCAAAGAACAATTTCGTGGTGATCCTTCCAAGTGGACGGACGCCCAAGAATTTGTGGACCGCGGTAAGCACTTGATGCCTATCCTCCGCAAAAACAATGAGCGACTCGTTGGAGAGATTGAAGGGCTTAAAACGCAAGTCAATCAACTCAATGCGTCGCTCTCCGAATCCTCAGGCGCTATGAAAGACCTGATGAAATTCCACGAAGAGTCTACCAAGGCTCAAGTGGCAAAGGCAAGGGCAGATCTTCTGACCGAACTTAAGGAAGCAAAGACCGATGGGGATGTCGATGCTGAAATTGAGGCTACCGCAAAGTTATCGGAGTTCGATGCTGCTCAAAAAGCAACAAAGACTTCTGTAACACCGGCAGCCAAAGCAGAAGAAATAGCCCCAGAGGTTAAGCAATGGAACCTTGAGAATCCTTGGTACGGTGTTGATCAAGAGCGTACTGGCCTTGCAATGGGCGTTGCCCAGAAGCTACGAGCCCAGGGTACTACTCTTGTTGGCCGAGCCTTTCTTGAGCAAGTAGCCATTACGGTTGCTGAGCGCTTAGGAGAAGGCGAAATACAACAGCCTCAATCCAAGGTTGAAGGTGGCGGTCGTGGTGCTGATTCTCGTGGTGGTACCGGTTATGCCGGTCTTCCCTCCGACGCAAAGGCGCAATGCGACAAAGATGCAGGCAAGTTCGTTGGTCCTAATAAGGCTTTCAAAACGTCGAAGGAGTGGAACACCTACTTCGCAGATCAGTATTTCAAAGGTAACTAATCATGGTAACACAAGTCAGTCCCGCTAATGGTCCCGCTCCTATTACAGAGCGCAGCCGCATTCCAATGTCCGTTCCTCGGCAGAAGCTTTCTGTCAATGATATTCCAGGATACCACTTACACTGGATGAAGGGAACACCGGATCGTTTGGAACAAGCGTTGCAAGCCGGCTACGAGTTTGTACATAAGAAAGAAACCCTTCTGGCGAATCACTCCATCGGTGGTGACTCCAAAGAAGATGGCGGAACAGACTTAGGTTCGCGTGTTAGCGTTAGCGCAGGAGATGAACTCGATGGCGAAGGCCAGCCAGTCCGTCTTTACCTAATGAAGATCAAACAGGAATGGCATGAGGAAGATATGAAAGCACAAGAGGGCAAAAGCGAACTGCTGCGCCAAGCTATGCTTCAAGGTAATGTTGGTGCGGATGCGGCTAACGCAGGCGACCAATCAAATCGGTATGTTGGGGCTCAAACGAATCGCAACATGTTTCAACCTAGGACTATTCGGAGATCTTAATTATGGCTAACGTGAATCGCCCTTCTGGGCTACAGCCGTATGTCTACCTGAACGCCAATCCCTATGAAGGGCAAGGTCGGGTATACTACATTCCTTCGACTGACGCTAATGCTTATGCAATTGGTGACCCAGTCAAAACTCTTACAGGTGCTGCTGATGCCAATGGCGTTGGTGCAGTAACTTTGGCAACTGCCGGCGACGGCAATGCTATTCGCGGTGTCATTCTTTCGATGGGTGGCTTAATTGAGGGCGCCCAATATGGCGACCCTAATAACTTGAACATCACAGTTATTCCTGCCACCAAGACCTATGGCTATTATGTCATGGTTTGTGATGACTCAGATGTGTTGTTTTTGGTTCAGGAGTACTCGGGTACCGGCTCCACCAACTTGACTTCAGCAGACATTGGTAAGAACATCAACCTGAAAGCTGGCACCAACAACGGCTTCCAGTCTGGCTGGGTTATTGATGACACAGCAGTTTCTTCTACCGCCGCAACTCGCCAACTCAAGCTGATGGGTATCCAGCGCACTCCTGACAATGCTTTCGGTTCTTACTGCAAGTTTGTCGTGCGTATCAACAACCACGAACTCAACGGCGGCACTGCTGGCGTTTAAGGAGAATAAATTATGGCAGGCGGAACAATCAACACAGGCTCTCACCCGAAACTACTTTGGCCCGGCGTACACGCTACGTGGGGTCAGATGTGGGCAGAGCACGCTCCCGAGTACACTGACCTGTACGACATTCTTGAGTCTGGTCAGGCGTATGAAGAAGACGTTCAGCTCACCGGCTTTGGTCTGGCTCCTATCAAGGCCCAGGGCGCGTCCATTACGTTTGACTCGGAACTGCAAGGCGCTGTAACTCGTTACCAGCACATTGCTTATGCTCTGGGTTATATCGTGACCTATGAAGAGTTGCGTGACAACCTTTATGAAGTCGTTTCTCAGCGTCGTGCGAAGGCCAACGCCTTCTCCATGGTTCAAACGATTGAAAACGTTGCAGCGTTTCTTTACAACAACGCCTTCAGCACAACGTACTTCACCACCGGTGATGGCGCAGCTCTGATCTCCACTCAGCACGTTAACGTGACTGGTGGTAACTACTCGAACGCCCTTTCCCCTGCAGCTGACTTGGCTGAGTCTTCTTTGGAAGATTTGACCATCCAGATCATGGGCGCTCAAACCGACCGCGGCTTGCTGATTAACATCATGCCACGTTCCCTTCACATCGCTCGTCAAGAGTGGTACAATGCAAACCGTATCCTGAAGAGTGTGTTGCAAGCCAACACCTCCAACAACAACATTAACGTGTTGAAGGCTACCAATGCATTCCCTGAAGGCATCAAGATGAACCATTACTTCTCGTCGGCACATGCGTTCTTCATCCGGACCAATTGCCCTCACGGTATGCAGTTGTTCTGGCGCGACAAGCCTGAGTTTGACCAAGACAATGACTTTGACACGAAAAATGCTAAAGCCGCATCGTATATGCGTATGAGCGTCGGAGCCACTGACCCACGGGGTATCTTTGGTTCTAACGGACCTTAATACAACGATTGACCGGAGAGGTCCGGTAATGTAGATGATGTGTTCACATTAAATAAAAATGATGTGTTCACATCCGCATTGGCAGGGGGCGTATCCCTGTCCATTCTAGGAGTTTCAAATGGCTACTATCGGCCCCTTTAGTAATTTCCCCCAAGGGTTTGCTAATGGTATTTCCGTTCGCGGAGTACCTTTACTGCAAGCTCAACCTGGCCAGGTCTTCTGGCTCAACAACTCAACCAACCTGAATCAGAACCAAAGAGCTGGTGCGGACGGCAATCGCGGAACTTTCCTCGACCCCTTTGCTACCTTGAACTTTGCGATCAATCAGTGTGTGCCCGGTCGTGGTGATATCATCATGGTTGGCTCTGGTCACGCGGAGACTATCTCGACCTTGACTTACGGTGCGGTGAACGGCTTGACCATAGACACGAGTGATATCGCTATCATTGGTCTGGGTTCTGGTAGTGACCGCCCGCAGTTCATCTTTGACACAGCAGCCACTACAACGGCTTTGGTGTATGGCAACAATGTCAGCTTCCAGAACATCCAGTTCGTAGCTAACTTTGCCAACATTACTTCGCTGTTTACTCTGACGACGGCAAGTGTAACTGCCTCCTTCAGCGGCACCATAATGACTGTTACTGCCGTAGGTACCGCTGGTATCTATTCTGGCATCACGGTTACTGGTACTGGTGTGGCTAAGGGTACGATGGTCGTGACGCAGTTGAGCGGAACCTTTGGCGGTGTTGGCACCTACCTGATGGATACAAGTCAAACAGTTGCTTCTACCACTGTAACTAACCTGACTCAGTTCTTCTCTCTTGATAACTGCGAAGTTCGCGACACCAGCGCTTCTCTGAACTTCTTGAGCGTTGTGACTACCAGCACGACAAGTAATGCAGCAGATGGTCTTTCGATCACCCGCTCCAACATCTACTCGTCGGTAGCAACAGGTGTTGTAACCTTCGTTAACCCATTAGGCACCAATGATCGCTGGAACATCGCCGGCAATTATTATTCAGCTAAGACAACTAATGCCAGCGCGGTCTTCCCGATTGCAACTGGTAAGGTGCTGACTAACTTTGTTGTTCGTGATAATTTGTTTAACCTGGTGAACGCCGTAGGCACCGCTACTGGTTACCTCATCACAACCAACGGTTCGACAAACTCCGGCTTTATCCACAACAACATTGATCACTGCCTTGCCAATACAACCTACCTGAGTTCGTTGTTAGTGACCGCATCCAGCGGCTTTGTGTTCGGACAAAACTGGCACTCGCGTACCGCAGACAAGTCTCCAGGTGTTGTTCTGCCGGCAGCCGATTCCTAAAGTCTAGTTACCCAGGCAATTCGTTTTATTCTTTTTTGGAGTTCTTACTATGTCCCAAGGTCAAGCAAACCCCTCATTCCCGTTGTCTACTTCCGGCAAAACCATTGGTATGCTGGTTGATGAATACGGGCTGTGCGATGAAGGTTCTTACTTCATTGCCACCAACCCAGCTCCCGGTACGGCTATCGCTACTACGACTTCCGTAGTTGACGATGCGACTGGCGCGACTACCCACGCGCAGCAAAAGCCTGTTCTGTTGATTCAGAATCAGAACACTGTTGCTTCCGGTATGAACATCCAGTTGCGCTACCTGAAAATGTTCATCACCCAGGTTCCCACTTCGGCAACCGGCTGGCGCTATGCCATGCGTCTTGATCCTCTGTCGACGAAGCTAACCACCGCTGGCACAATCATTACTCCGCAGAATCCGAACGGTAACAGCACGACCTTGAGCCGCGCTTACATTAACTTCGGCGCAATCACCACTACTGATTCGACGGCAAGTCCTCAGCAGCGTCTGGTTGCCAACGGTATGGTTGCTCAAGCTATCCCTGTTGCCAATGATGAATGGTTCTTTAACTTCGGCGCAACGTTTGCTTCGATCGATTCGTCGGTCACTTCCGCTAACGTGAAGCGTTGTTCGTTCCCTGTGCCTCCAATCATCATTCCGCCGGGCTGGTTCTTTACCCTTGAGATGTGGGGCGCTTCCAATGCTGCCGCACCTTCGTGGGAATTTGAACTTGGCTACTCTGAGCGCCCTCAAGGTCAGTAAGCACTAACGATCGCAGATCATGGCTAATTCCCTTGATAAGCAGATCACAGGCGATGGCTACCGTAATGCTGTGGTAAAGCTTACGGGAGTCATCGACACTGCGAACGTCGTGCTTCAACCTGCCATATCACTTTCAGACTTTAAGACTAATGACCAAAATCTTTATCTTAATGGTTTTCGAGTTGATTTAATAGAGTGGTCGATAAGCAATCCGTTAGAGGTAGTTCTGTCTTGGAACGGCGCAAGCCCACAACAGATCTTTCCTCTTTCGGGTCGTGGTCGGATAGCGTCAGACAACTATGGCGGCTTCCTTCCTGACATCACGAAGCCTGGTTATGATGGTTCGATTGTCCTTTCGACAGCGAACTACACCCCAGGTACCATTATGAACTATACCATTGTTCTGGAACTTGTAAAACTCTACAAGCGTTAATATGACAAGCCCTGTATCATTCAATACACCCGCTCGAGCAATCGAATACGCAATGAAGGATGCGGGGCTTCTCTCGCGTGGAGATCTTCCTGATGGGGATCAATACGCGGAGTACGGCAACCGTATGAATGACCTGATTAACCTTTGGCAGACCCAAGGGTTGAAGCTGTGGCTTAACTACGATCTGCCGGTTACGCTTACGCAAGGCGTAGGCAAGTACACTCTTGGCCCGACCGGCACTGTCGTCATATCGAAGCCAATGCGAATCTTTGATTCTTTTACTATCAATACAAGCGGCACTCGCCGCCCACTTATAATTATTTCGAGAGCTGAATACAATCGACTCTCTAACACTACGAACCAAGGCGCACTTAATAGCGTGTTCGTGGACAAGCAGCAAACATATTTAGGTGTTTATTTCTGGATGGTTCCAGATGCGGTTGCGGCCACTGACACCGCTTACCTAACCGTTCAACAAGCTGTAACTAACTTTACCGGTTTAAACGATCAGATGAACTTCCCGCAAGAGTGGTTTATGGCAATTCGTTGGGGACTGGCTGATGACATATGCGGCGGTCAATCTAAAGCCATCATGGACCGCTGCCAACAGAGGGCTATGGTTTACAGAACAACTCTTGAGGATTGGGATGTTGAAGATGCTTCAAGCTTCTGGCAACCCGACTCTCGTGCAACCACAGCTGCAACAAGCTTCCGATAATGGCTACTGGCACTTACCCCAATCCAGAGATACCCACAAGGGTGCCTCTTGCTGTCACGCCTGAGAACCGTGACAACACAACGGCCAAAGACTCAAAGGTTGTTAACGGCTTTATGGAAAAGGGCCAAGACGGGTATCTGGCTTATAAGCGTCCAGGGTTAGCTCTGAGTTCCTATAGCGTCGCGGCATCCCATGGTTATGGTTTATATACTTGGATTGGGGATACATACGCAAACTTCGGAGGAACGCTTTATAAAAACGGAGTCTCCTTAGGGACCATGACGACAACCCGCATCAACACTTTTGACCAAGTGCTCGGCGGAACCCCTTCCCTATTCATTACCTGCGGCAACAAGGTTGCGTATTACTACAACACAGTAGCGGGTTTAACCCTTATTACTTTTCCAGCTGGCATGACTAACTTGGTGCGAGGTTCTGCTTACCTTGATGCCACTATGTATGTGATGGACGTAAATGCTAACATCTGGGGATCTGGTCTGAACGATCTTTCAAGTTGGGTATCTTCTAACTACATCAAAGCACAGATCGAACCTGACTTTGGGGTAGCTATTGCTAAGCACCTTGTATATGTGATTGCACTTAAGCAATGGTCAACCGAAGTGTTTTATGACGCGGGTAATGCTGTGAACAGTCCGCTATCCCCTGTTCAAGGTGCTAAGATCAATTGGGGCTGTGCGTCCGCTGACACTGTTCAAGAGATTGATGGTGATCTTCTGTGGCTGTCTCAGACACGAGAACTTTCATATGAAGTTATTTATATGAAAAACCTGAAGGCGATTCCCGTCTCCACCAAACCCGTTGAGCGTCTTCTGGCCAAGGCTGTCTTCAGCGAGGTCTACTCGTGGACTTGGAAGGGGGATGGACACTCCTTCTATCTTTTAACGATTGAGGATCTTAACCTTACTCTTGCCTATGACATAAAGGAAAATCTTTGGAGTCAATGGACAGACGCCAATGGAAACTACATGGCAGTCTCCGACTCCTATGGAGCTCTTATTCAAGGCGAAGACAGCGGCAAAATATACTCCATGGCCTTGAGCAACACTGATGATGCGGGTAGCCCAATAACCTTTGATCTGTATACACCTAACTTTGACGCTAACATTGACCGCCGAAAGATTGTAAAACTGGTTCGAGTCCTTGCCGACAAGACACCTGGAAGTGTTATTCAAATTCGCCATAACGATAATGATTATGAACCAAGTAAGTGGACTAACTTTAGACGCCTTGACCTGAATCAGGAACGGCCCTTCCTTGTAGATGATGGTACGTTCAATCGTAGAGCTTACCACATACGTCACCAGTGCAATACAACTTTAAGGTTAAATGCAATTGACCTTCAGATGGATCTGGGGACCATATGACTGTTGTATTTAATCCCCCACCAACCTACGCCGAACCTACGATTGAAGATTCAACTGGGAACGTTCGATTCAATCCTATTTGGCTTAAATGGTTTCTTGATCTGACAAAGTTCTTAACAGCCGCTGGCGATGCTAATGGTGTAGTGCATAATCAAACCGTTGGAAAAGAAGGCGGGGACGGAACTGACTACTATCATCTGGGAGCGACTCTTTACGCAGCGGTTCAGCGAATTGCGGCTACCAGTATTCCTTATGTTGCAGCTTCGGGAACAGGTGATGCTCTTGTAGCTAACTACACTCCGGCCATTGGAGCTCTTGTTGATGGCTTGATATTGGAGGTCGGCCCGTTTGCAATCAACACCCTTACAAATCCTACCATCAATGTAAATGGTTTAGGGGCTAAGACTATTGTAAAACAAAACGGAGCAGCCTTAATTCCTGGTGACATTGCAGGAAGTCTTTGTCGGATGTTGCTGGTTTATAATGCAAGCACCAACAGTTTTAACTTAAACAACCCAGCAAGTGCTTATAGTATTAGTGGACATACCTTTGATATTCCTGGGCCGATAGGAGGAACCGTTGCCAGCACAATTAACGGAACCACTATTACAGCAAGTGTCTGGCTTGCCTCATCAATCTCATGGACGGTAGCAACGCTTCCCACCGGAGTTCTCGGTGCTCGGACCTTTGTTACAAATGCGTTAGCTCCAACGTTTGGAGCAGCTGTAGTTGGTGGCGGGGCTGTAATAATCCCCGTGTTCTATAATGGTACAACTTGGATTGTAGGATGA